GCATTCCATATTTGATGCGCTATGCGCAACGGTCCCTGAATACGGCCTGGCGGGCGATGCTCGACAACGCCACGCTGTCCCACGCACCGCAGATCGTCATGCGCAGAGCGCAGATCGTGCCGGCCGATGGCAAGTGGGAGATCACCGGACGCAAGTTGTGGTTCGCTGGCGAGGAGGTCGAGGAGGTCCGTAAGGCCTTCGATATCTACGACATCCCGACCCGCCAGCCGGAGCTGCAGGCGATCATCGAGTTGGCGATCAAGTTCGCCGACGAGGAGACCTCGCTGCCGCAGATCGCCCAAGGCGAGCAGGGCAGCGCTCCCGAGACCGTCGGCGGCATGACGATCCTGATGAACAGCGCGAACACGGTGCTGCGCAGGTTGGTCAAGCAGTTCGACGACCAGATCACGCGACCACACATTCGCCGCTACTACGACTGGTTCATGCAGTACTCCGACGAGGAGGGCATCAAGGGCGATTTCGAGGTCGATGCCCGTGGTTCGACGGCGCTGATCGTGCGCGACCAGCAGCAGCAGATGCTGGTGCAGTTGATGGGCGCCGCTGCCGACCCGGTGTTCGGCATCTACGTCGATCCGGAGAAGCTTTTCCGCAAGACGCTCGAGGCCGGTCATCTGCCGCCTGGGGACGTGATGCGCACGCGCGAGCAGATCGCCGAGCTGCAGGCCAAACCCAAGGACGAGGCGCCGCCGGTGCCGGTGCAGGTCGCGCAGGTGCGAGCTCAGGCGGCTATGGAGGCGGTCAAGCTCGACGCCGCCAGCGAGAAGGTCAACCAAGAGCTGCGCATGCAGATGGCACGAGACGAGCGCGCCTCGCGCCTGCACGAGATGGCTCTCGAGCGAGACCTGATGATCCTCAAATATTCGGTCGAGAGGCAGATGCAGATCGAGGACGTCAAGGCGATGCTCGCCAAGACCGTCATCGAGCAGAAGGGCAAGCATCGGGACGCTGAGGCCAACCGACGAGTCAAGCAAGCTGACGCGATGGCCCGCGGGCCGGGTCCGCAGAACAACCAATCGAGAGGTAGAGCATGACGACGCTGGCAGTGACCGTGACCTCGCCCACCGGGGATCAACTGGTCAAGAAATTCGTGTGGGCGGCACAGGCCAACGGAGACGACGGGGCTGTTGTCGGCCCGGATTGGTCTTCATATCCGGACCGCAGCGTTCAGGTCACGGGCACTTTCGGCGCCGCCGGCTCGGTGAGCTGGGAGGGCAGCAACGACGGCAGCAACTGGGCGGTGCTGACCACGCCGGCGGGCGGCGCTGTCACGTTCACCGCTGCCGGGCTGAAGCAAGTGCTCGAGGGCAGCCTCTACGCTCGCCCACACGTTACCGCTGGGGACGGCACCACTTCTCTGGTAGTCACGCTGTTCGCTCGCCGCAGCACGCACGGGAGGGTCTGACATGGTCACCAAGAAAATCGAGCCGATCGCCGCAAGTGCGGCTGCGGACACGCTGGAGCGGCTCTCGCTCCAGTACCAAGGCGTCCTCGAGGCAGCGGCGACGCTGCGGGCGGTGGGCTCCTACGATGCCGCGATCAGCGAGCGCGAGCAGCGCATCAAGACCCTCGACGAGGAGTACGCAAAGCGTACGGGTGAGTTCGCGCGCCTGAACGAGCGAGCGGCCAAGCAGGCCGCGGAGCTGGACCGGTTGGCCGCCGACGCCACCGCCCAGGCTCAGGCGTCGGTCGCAGCCGGTCGGGAGAAGGCCGAGGAGCTAGTCACCGCTGCCGGCCAGCGGGCGGCGCAGCTCGTGAGCGAAGCGCGCGCTCAGGTGGACCAGATCACGCGCGGCGCACACGAGGACGCGCGCCGGCACGCGGCGACCGCAACTGCCGCTCAGGCAGAGGTCGTCGAGGCAAAGGCCCAGCTCGGTGCGCTGAAGGGTCAGATCGAGACGGCTGACGAACAACTGGCCACGGCACGCGGGAAACTCCGCGAACTGCTCGGCACGAACTGATCGGAGACGAACATGGCTCTGCAATACTCGGACACCTACCGCAACGCGCTGCTCGACGCTTTCGAAACGACCGTCGGCACGTCGGCGAACGTCTACATCCGATCCGGCGCGCAGCCGGCGACCTGTGCGACTGCGGACAGCGGCACGCTGATCGTGACTCTGGCCCTCGCCTCGGACTGGATGGGCGCGGCTGCGGCTGGCTCGAAGGCCAAGGCCGGCACCTGGAGCGGCACTGCGGGTGCCGGCGCGACCGCAGCCCATTTCCGGGTCAAGGACAGCGGCGGCACGACCTGCCACATGCAAGGGTCGGTGGGCGAGGGCACGGGCGATCTGTCCCTCGACAACACCGACATCAACTCCGGTCAGGTGGTCACGATCTCTACCTTTACCTTGAGCGCACCAGGAGCATGACCATGAGTTTCGCTACCGCTGTACGCAATCTGTTCATGCCCGACTACGACACGCTCGCGGCTCGCATCGCTGCCGTCGAGGCGCGACCGGCGATGTCGGACGCCGACCGAGCGCTGCTCGTCAAAGCCGCCGCGCTGGTCGCGGAGATCGAGGCCGCTGCTGGCGGAGCGGTGACGCCTGCCGATCCTCCCGCCGATGACGGCTCGATCACCGTGACGGACGTGACGCCATGAGACGCGCCGCCATCGTCGTAGGGTTGGCCCTCGCTCTCGTTGCCGTCGCTGCGAGCGCGCAGACCATTACGCTCAAGAAGTGGCAAGACATGGGCGCATTGGTGGATCGTCAATCGCAGGCGATCAACGCGCTCAAGACCGAGGTGGCAACGCTCAGGACCGACCGTGATCTTGTTGTGACGCGCTACGATATGTTGTTGCGAATGCTCGTTATTCATGCGTGTGCGCAAAACGAGAAGATCGCGCAAATCAACGCGGTGTTCAACTGGGTGCAACCGATTCCGCTTGGCAATCATGTGTGCCCGCCGGTCGGTTCACGCTACTACATCCCGAGTTATTTGCTGGCTGGTGGACCTCCAATTCCACCGGAGCCGGGTGATTCGTTTGAACGCGCTACGCTCGGTGCGGATTGGGAAATTGCGAGTGGCTCTACCGCATCAATCGTGTCGGGCCGGTTGCGGGTGACAGGGGTTGCAACGTGGGCGAAGGCTCTCGCGAGCGATCATGCAATCGAGGCGCGGATGTGGTCGCCAGCGACCGCAGATTACTGGCCGGCGGTGGTGGTCCGCTCCGCAACCGGCAACGGTCCTCAGTACCGATTCGTTCTCGCGATGGGCAAGGGCACATGGTCGGTCGAGCATATCGATGCGGCCGGCGCGTACACCACACTCAAGACCGGCAGCGTGGCCTACGTCGCAGGCGCGAAGATGAAGCTGGGGGTGAAGGGCGCGACGATCAAGGCGTCGTACAACGGCACCGCGCTCGGGACCGTGAATGATGTGCGCATCACTGCGGGTAGGGTGGGCGTGGCCGGGTTCGGCACCGGTAGCTATGCCGAGTTCGATGATGTGACCGTGCAGTAACCGGGCTTCAACATGGCGACGACTCGCGTTCCTCTTTCCCCGCTCGCCGCCGAGTTTCCGTCGAGCAACTTTGCGTCGTTGGTGAAGATCAACGACCGCATGGTGCTCGCGTTCGATGCCGACACCGCGCAGACCTGTTACTGGACATTCCCATGGCCGCAAGGTGCGACCGGCACGATCACGTTCTACGGCCAATTCTTCATGGCATCCGCCACCAGTGGCAAGGTGGACTTCGAGGTTGCGGTGGAAGCCGTGACGGCTGGCGATGCGCTCGATCTCGATACCACGACAAGCTTCGACACCGCGAACACCATCACTGCACCGACCGTGCCGGGAACCGCCGGGTACTTGGGTGAGTTCACTTGCACGTTGACAAATAAGGACAGCGTTGCGGCTGGCGATGCCGCGCGAATTTCGCTCAAGCGCGACGCCACCGACGGCACCAATGACACGGCTACTGGCAAGTGCTACGTTCTCCTCGGCGAACTGCGCGAGGCTTGAGTGTCGGCACGCACCACCCGCACCTCGTCGTGGCTCTACTCGACGAGCAATCTTCCGACTACGGGCGCGTGGACGTTCGCCACTCTTGCTCGGTTGAACACCGACCACAACGCTTACGCGCAGTTCATGGGCGCGATGGGTACATCACCGGCAACGAACTACTGGGTAATGCAAGTCGATGCCACCGGCACCGCGCTGGAATTCTATTCTCAGACAGAACGCTCGATGGGCGTGTCGATGTCGGTCGGTGAGTGGATTTTCCTCGCGATGCGGAAGACCGGAGCGACCGGCGGTCACGGCATCGTCGTCAAGCTCGATACCGGCACGATATACAAGAACGAGGACGACACTACCAACTATGTCGACGCGTTCACACAGTTCACGGTCGGCAACTATGACTCGGACACTGGCAACGGCATTGACGCCGACTTCGCCGGCATCAAGTTGTGGGATGCGTCGCTCACCGATGCCGAGTTGATGCTCGAAGCGTATTCGCTTCGGCCGCGCAGAACGGCCGACCTGAATCGATGGAGTCCCGGCTTTCACTCGGTGCTTGCGGACGCGATCAAGGACTACTCGGGCAACGGGCGCGACTGGTCGCAGTACGGGACGAATGCCGTTGCAGACGGCCCGCCGGTCGGATGGGGCGCTCCGATCTGGATTCCGCAATACGCCGTGGCGTCGGGCATTCCGGTGCTTTCGCTCCCGAGCATGAGTTCGATCACCGCGACGACTGCGGTCCCTCGCGTGACATTAACCTTCTGAGGCAACCATGACCATCACGACACTGGACGGCGCGCTTGCGGGCATGAAGCCGCCGTCGTTTTTCAGCAAAGCGGTCAGCGGCACGCTGGTTGCAGGTCGGCCGTTCTCGCCGTTCTACCTGGCCGGGGTTCCGGGCGCTGCGGCTGCGCCGTCGCCGGGGCTTGGCGGTGCGTCGCTCACGTCCTACGCGGGACAGATCGCGATTCCGGCAGCGTCGAACAACACGCATCTGGCGCGGTTCAGCGGTGTGTCGTCGGCGCAGGCCGGATTGCTGCTGCTGTGCGACCGAATCTGGCACAACAGCGGATTCACCATAACGAGCACGGGCGCGCAGACGATCAACTCGACCGCTTGGGAAGCGCGGGACAGCAACGGCTCGACCGACGGCGTGGGCGTCATTCTCGGCGTTGAGATTTCAGGTGCCACTGGTGCGGGTACGCCGACGATCACTGTGGCGTACACCAACTCGGCGAACACTGCGTCGCGCAGCG